AGTTCGGTGTTAATATTCTTGATTTTTCCTGTTTTAGCTGGGATCGATAACACACACCCAGTGCCTGTGGTAAAAGTAACACTGGTAGAATTCACTTTGCCAATGTAGGTGGCTAGGGTGTAGCTGTTGATGCTCTTAACATTGCAGCCAATCGAAAACACTGGCCTAAACTTTTCCACTGTGATTGGTGGAACAAAAGGATCGCCTGCACTGTTGTTAATGTTCGGTACTATAAAAGGAAAACTGACAAAGTTTACTTTGAAATCTGGTGGTCTTAGGGTGGGGTTTGCTTCCCTGTCTGCAGGTTTCTGGCCAGTCTGCTGGGTTTCCACTTGTGGTGGTGGGGTGCTGCCTTCAGAGGTGGTGGATGCTGCATCAGGGTTAGAACTATATTCAATCGTGACTTTCCAAGTCTGGGCATCATCTTGCTCAGGTGAGATGTTTACAGACTGAGCATAGCTATCATCATCCCCAGGGAAAAGATCCCCAATCTGTGGGCAGTTTGGATGCCCATAAATAGCATCATAGATATTTATATCAGTCTGTTCGATGGTGCTGGTATGGACAATGAAGGATCGCGAAAAAGTGTTCTGGTAACTCTTATCTAGAGTTCCTTTTCTCTCCTGCCATAGCTCCTCAAATAAATCAATCGCCATGGTTAGTTCCTTATGGGTTCACTGCAACAGCAATGGCTTGAGGTCTGGGCATGTTGGCAAAACCTTTATCAAGGATTGCACCGATATCCTTGGCAGCTTGCAGTTGTTGCGCTTCTATTTCTTTAGCACCTTCCATCAGTTGCCTGATTTCTTCCTGAACATTTTTAGCTTTGCCCATCTCATCAACTTTTACTTGGAATTCTGCAGCCGATCCAGCCTGCACTGCGGATGCAAATTGCTGTGGACCACCTAGCCCAGTAGCATCTTTCAGCTTTTTAATTGCTGCAGCAGAACCAATGGCAAAGGCTTTTAGTCCGTTTGGACCTTCTGTTGGGTCTAGAAGTGCGCTCAGTTTCTTTAATTCATTCTGATAGATCTGTAATGGTGTCAGGTTATCAGCTAGGAACTTTTCCCACTTGGGTGGTTCCTTCCTGTTGATCTCATCATTAAGATCCTTAAAAGCATCCTTAGCATCGTTGACCTTAGGAACGAGATTATCTAAGGCTGGACCCATAAGGTTTTTAGGTGGTCCAAATTCAAGCGGCTTTGCTGCCTCTCTTTTTAAAATGTCTAGCTTGTTAATCTGATCATTGAAAAATTTTTCGGTCTTATCAGTCTTGATAGGGACGAATGTAGGAGCTGATGAGACTGGAAGTGGAGCTACAGCAGGGCCATTTTTCCCAAGATTAAAAAGGTTAGGTCCGTGTTCACCTGGTTTAAATTTTACAACTGCTTCAACGGGTTTAAAGTTTTTAATCATATGATGCAGTTCAGCAAAAGTGTTAAGAACTTCAGTGAGTCCAATTATGATTAATTTAATTGTTTCTAAAAGGGAGGAACCAAAGTCTAAAGCTGCAATCTTTGCGCTTTTCATCATCTCTTCTAGATTGAATTCTTCCGCTTTCCCTACCCAACCTTTGAAGAAGTCATCCACTGAATTTCCAATGATCTTAAATACATTTGAAACGAATACACCAAACTTTAAAAAGTAAGGTTTCAACTCATCCAATTTGTTTCCAATGCTCTTGAAGGTTTGGGTGATGGTGTCCGAAAGTTTAACCAGGCTAAACCCTTCAACAAAGTAACCACCTATCTTCTGGAACAAAGCTAGGATGTTATTGCTGGCAGTCTGCCAAATACCATAAAAGCTATTAGCTGTTTTCGCAAATCCTTCAATGTGCTTGGGATCATTGGCTAGCATAGCGATTGCTGATGATGCTTCAGCCACTGACACAGTTCCAGCAGCTACAGCAGCTTTGGCTTCTGCTTCTGAAATCTGCATCCTCATAGCTAGTACACTGTAAGCGTTCACACCCTCTTCAGCTAATTTGTCTAGGGCTGCAGTGGTGGCAAACCCTTCACTGGCCATATCGCCAATTTTATCGACAATCAAAGCCATGATCTTTTCAGGATTTCCAAGGGCTATGCCAAGCTTGTTAAATTGACCAGTTAACACCTGCACAGAATTTGCATCAAACTTCAGGGCAGCTAATCGGGTGGCATGTTCAGCCAAGGTGTCAAAGCTAGCACTGGGGCCAGATTTCATGATGTCTTGCAAACCTTGGGCCATGCCTGATACACCTGTTAAGGCACCTAACCGAATATCGACTTGCTGGAATTTAGCACCCGCATCAATGATGTCGGTCCCTAGTTTTGCAACTGCGCCAATGACATTACCTACACTTGTGAACATGCGGTCAAACACTGCGGTAAAGAAACCTATGCCCATCATGTCGGTGATTTTCATACCACCACTGGATGATGCACCCTTAGATTTTTGCCCACCACCTGCATTAATTTTGTTGGCTTTATCGGTAGCATCCATCAATTTTCTAGTGGAATCAGCAGCTAGATTATTAGCTTTATTGAATCCACTGGTTTTTGATGCTGCTGAATCCATCGCAGATGTGAAACTGGATAGGTCTGCTGTAACACTTAGACTGGCTCTGCCTAGACTTGTATCAGCCATGTCTAATTCCTTTTCTTAGTAACTAACCCGCTTAAAATTGCTGCAAGCATTTCAGGAGTTTGTTTTTGCCCTGCTGCTCGTTCCCCTAACCAATCAGGTATAAAATCAGATAGCTTGTGTTTGCTGGTACTGGTGCAAGCCACTTGGGTATGCTGAACACTTCCAGCTAAGAAATCTAATCGCGCATCCCCTATCGGTTCTATTTTGGAAAATGCTACCCACTCCATAAATTCGGAATGACTCATCTCCTGCTCGATCTCGGACACCATCTTTTTTAAATGACCAGCCAATCTAAATAAAAATAATCTCGATGGGCTGTCTCTTAGTTTTTTTCCGCTTGCTCTACTGCCCCTGCACCTATGCGATTAATTTTTAAGATTGCATCAAAGATAGATTCAAGGATGGTTGCAGGTAACACATTGACTTCTGCAATGTCAGCTTCCGTGAATAAAGGCTTTCCTAATTCATCGCAGCACCCCTTGATAAGCATCCTTGCTCTAAGGTTGTCAGGGGTTTTATTCTTGACTCGTGCTGCGTTGAATTCGTTATCTATGCTATCTCGTTCACCAACGGTGAGACTTCTGACCCAAACAGATCCTTCCCACTCGGGTACCAAAACTTCCTGCCTTGGCAGGTTGTCTTTTTTTGAAAGGATCTGTGATCGAGATAAAGCCATATTAAAAAACTCCTAAATTATATATAACATGCGCCTGAAACTTTAACTGTGAAAGATGCCTTGATCAGGTCATCACCCACTGCAATGGTGCTAATACCTCTAGAGGTAATAAAACCTTTTACTGCAAGCGATAAACTGATAGGAGCAGGAATTGCAATCGTGAATGTGGTTTCTACAACAGGCGTAGCATTTGCAAGCGCATTCATGGCTGCATAATTTGCTGCAGTCATGTTAACTTCAAACGACATTTCACCTGGATCTTCCCAGCCTGCGATAAAGGTATGGGTTTGACCAGTGGTGGAAAGGTTGCTGGTCTGTATGGCTGATGTTTTGCTCTGTGGTGGAGTGATAGATATCACTTCAGCTACCGCAGTGCCTGCGGTGAGGGTAACTCCATAACATTGTGCTACTGCTAATTCTGGCATAATTCTAGCCTCCAAAAAAATCGGTTATTGGTTCTGTGAAACTTACCACCACATCAATCGTTGCTCGGTGGATACCTGTATCTTTTGCAGATTCCAGATCCCACCCTACATCCTGCGAATCTAATCTGGACTGATGGATGTAAGTGGTGTTCCAGTTCCCACGAAAACCATCTACCCTGAGTCTAATGGATTCTACTATCGATTCGCAAACTGTACGGCTTGCAGCAAAAATATCACAAGTGATTCTGGCAGTGCAGACACCTGTTGCCCCACGCAAAGTTAATTGCCTATCCACAGATGTTTTTTCATACACCAAAAGTGGCAAGGTCGCATTCTGTGGGCTGGCATCTGGATAGATCCTAGTTCCCAGCAGTGCGGTGATGGTAGTTTGGCTTGTGAGGTAGGAATAAAAATCAGCTTCAATCATTTCTTTACCCCTATTTTAGAGATAATTTCTTTCATCTTCTCGGCAAACCTACTTAATATCTGTGGCCCCACAGTAGCAAGTGCAGGTTTCATGAATGGTTTTTTGATTGCTCCAGGATGTCGGTAACTGCTTAGGGTTACCTGCTTTTTGGATCCTTCTTTCAATGGACCCATAAAGGTGTTCAATCGTTCTAATTTTCTTGGCTTGATTGCGTGTGAGGTTGCGCCTCTTTCAACAAGGTGAGCATATTTGTGTGGTTTAGATATGAATTTTCCTTTAACAAATACGGTACTAATCTTTGGTCCAACAAAACCAATAATTCTTTTCTTTACACCCCTGCCATATTTTTTGGTTTTTAGTCCGATGGATTTTCTGAGAAGGCCTAATCTACCTTGTTTATTCTTGTTGCTTCTTTGCCTTGGGGCATTGGCTTTTACTTGTTTCTGCAATGGTTGCAGAGCATAGCGCATAGCCGAAACCAGCTTAGTATCAGACTTGCCACCAGTTAATTCCTTGAATTTAGATATTA